GAAATTAAGGCTGTCCTGATAGTCCTGTACGGCGCTATAGTCGCCGAACTCGAAATTACGACCAGGCTGTAAAGGATCGGTTAAAACGCCTGTCTGCTCATAACGAGCAATGATATTATTGATATCGCACTCTTCTTTGAAGTTCTGTTGCGCCATGCTAGGCCAATGGAAAACTTGTCCCTGAGACTCTCTGTAAGACTCATAGCGAGACTTTACGACATAAGACATACAAAACACCTCCGGAAGATTTAAAAGTTACCCACAAGCGCCTGAGCGACTCACTCTGGCGCTCGCGCATGTGGATAACTTTTTAGTCGGTAAACTGATAAGTTTTACCGTCAAAAACTTGCAAGGGAAAATTTGCATCATCGATCAGACCGGTCTGATCGTCGAAGATACCGAGACAGTAAAGTATAAAGTCCTCGTGATGCTTATGTATAATACTGTTGGGGTCATCGATTAAATCCGTGAAGTTACGTATGGCGACATTATCGTTGTTAGCAGTCCAAATATTGTTATAAATCTGAGCTTTAACGTCATAAATGCTATAAAGATTAATTAACATTTTTTAATCACCTAATTTTTAATATTTTCGTAAGGTCTAATTAATTTTTTTAGTTTAGCGAGCTGCACTGTCTCACGGACATGCAGCCGCTCATATGTACCGTCTGGAGACTTAGAAGCCTTATACTTACGACGAGCTTTTACGCCTCTGAAAACGTCCGGATGATCAAGGTCATAAAGTTTATCGTAGTAACGAGGAGGACGACACTTTATACCGTTACGTATGACAACATAGTCATGGGGATAAACGTCGTCTTCATACTTTTCAACCCAGTCGTGGGCAATACCAGGACGCCTAGACATACACGTGTACTCAGGGAGTCTGCCTTTATAATGGTCTTCTGCGATATCACCATTGATTTTCTTAAGTACATATCTAGCAGTATAGGCGCAGGTCTCGAATGTTACGTTACCAATAGTCGAAAAGCCGAAAGGCCAAAGAAGCTCTAAAGTCTTTGATGTATACAAAGGAAAACCATTATTTAACTTAAATAACTGCTTGTCCTTAAAGTCGCAATTAAACAAAATAAAGTGATAATGTGGACGCTGCAGCTGCTCGCCGTACTCTCCGCACATGTAATAACGTATCTTCTCAGGTTCCAAATACTTGCGTAAACGCTTCAAAAACAACTGATGATCTCTCTTTACAAGAGTGCCTCCGGGAGGGAGGCATTTATCGTTATAAGTCAAGGTTACAAAGCAATTATGTTCATAAAGACTAGCTTCGTGGACACATCTCAAAGCCCACTGACGTGATCTCTCAAGACGACAACCGATGCACTGACCGCAAGGAACCTTAACAGGCATATCTAAATATCCTTGAGCTGGATTAAAGGTAATAGGCCATTTACCTGATCGGGGATCACGTCCAGACTTAGATCTCCAAGCATCGACTGGATGATAGCAAGGCATTTCAAATCCTAAAACCACCTCTCATAGGGACAGCTCTTAAGTTACGTTTATGAGTCCTTGAAGCAGTAGCAGTGAAGAGTCTCTTTGAACCACGTTTTGATAACTTTCTACGTCTGGCCATTAAAGTCAACCTCCTTAAAATAATTGATAGAGTGGTAAATTGCTCACCTCCGAGGAACGTCGCATAATATGCGTTATGTTAAGGCTCCCCTTAACAATTTTAATTTATATTAAGATTTTTAATGTCTATTTAAAAATCTTATAAGTGCACGTAAAAGTGAAATTATAAGATAAATAAATAAACCCCAGATAAACAAAACCAATATAGAAAGAAAGATAACAAGAATATTAGAATCCATTAAATAACTCCTTTAAAAAGGATTTATAGTATCTAATAAATCTCTCAAAGCACCAGAAATATTTTTATAAATACTACTATTACTACTAGTTAAAGTATTTAACTTATAATAATTATCAACACCATAAACAAGATTCTCGTTTGACAATTTAACAATCTCTTCCATCAACTTTTTATACTGACCATCACTTAATTTAAGCTGAGATTTCTTCAATGCAGCATCCAAAAGTAAATTAGCATTTTGCCTCTGGATATTAGTCCCTTGCCAACCTTTAAGATTAAAATCCTTCTGCAGATTTGCATTTGTAAGTCTAAGCTTTTCATCTAAATAAGATAACTCTTTATCACTCTTACTGACACTTCGACGTATTTCTTCAATCTCCTGCAGTGATTTAGCCGTATTTGCAGCATAATTCTCTACCTGTGCATCTGTCAAGCGGATAGAGTTCAAAACATCTTGAACAAGCTTAGAAGTTTGCTGCTGTACCTGTTCAGCACTAGCTTGATTAAGCTGCTGACGTGTAGCAGACTCTAAGACATTAGCTGCATTTACTGCACGATTAGATGCCTCTGTCTCTTTACGACTCTCGTTAAGGGCAGATGCTGTAGAATTAAGTTCTGATTGACTCTTATTAAGCTCAATCTGTGACTGCTGAGCCTTTTTAAGGTTACGTATAGATTCAGCCTCATTAAGTGTATACGCTGCTGTGTCGAGTGGATTATCTATACTAGAAAACGATCCGGAGGGAGTAGAAGCTCCACCCTGAGAATAAACGAGGGCAGGGTTTAACCCTGCCGCTCTCATATCCTTCACAGCACGCTGATAAGATGTATCTGACATCATCTTTTGGAAATCTCTGTTACGCTGTGCTTCTCTCTGAGTCGCATATGCACTATATATACCGCCGGCGCCGGCGAGGATACTAGATAATATCGACATTTATAAAAACCTCCTAGAAATGATCGATTAATCCAGGTACTGAATATACGGGCATCGGACGAGCGCAATTAAGGTTTATATAAGAGTCCATGACGAATTGTGGCTCTGTAGGTACTGCGATAATACGGTCAATAGGGGGCTTGTCCTGTATAAATTCGTGATTTAACATTGGTAAACTATCAAATTTCTGTGAAAGATGCCAAATGTCGAGACTTTCTGAATAAGTACTTCGCATTTTACCGGTAATTTGTGATGGGAAATATCGATACTCGGCCCATCTCTCCTGATAGCCAAAGACATCATCATCCTGTGCAGAGCCTTGAGCGTAGATCTCTTTGTTTAGCACTGCCTGCTCGCCAAGGTGGGCGAGAGCTGGCCAATAATAGTCAAATCTCGTTTTTCGAGAAAACATACGAGGTATACCTTGCTGATAAGTGAGATCTGCACGTACATTGACTAAACCAATGATAATGCAATGTTCCACAAAGCTTTTTGTAAAACCGTGGTTGGAATCCGCAACTAAACCGTATGCAGCCAAGTTACCTTGAGGGGTTGTACTGTCTGAAGAAGCAGTTTGAGCAACAGGACTAACTACTATACGAGCTGATCGGCCGCCGAGATACTCTGGACGCTGAAGTCTTGCATCAGGAGAGACAACACCAAAATGTGATCTTAATATCTCTGTATATCTAGTTCCGCCTCGGGCGTCACGCTCATAAAGTTTCTGAATCTGAAATGCCTGTCTAAGACTATTAATCGTAGCAGCATTTACACTAGACAAATCAGCATATAAAGAAGAAGAGTTATCCAAATATATATCAGTTAAATCACCAGCAGTAAGAGATGATAATCTAGGACTAGATCCAGATATAGGTTTAGCCTGTAAACCAAGAACGGATGATGGCATATCTAGACCAGACGTCCTACCAATAGTAACGTTTCCAGACGGATTAAATTTAATAGGGGCATTACCACTCAAAGGCAATTCCACCCCTGGGCCTTTCTGAGGCCAAGGCAAACAGCTTGTAAAGTAGTCATGTCGCTTTCCACGCCTTAACAGCTGATGCGCTACTTTTGATCCTGCGTCACCTTTACCAATATCCGCAAGAGATCCAGCACTGGAGATCTCATCACCTGTGGAGAGATTGACGGGATTCTGAAGATTTTCATCTCTAAACCACTCGTTCCAGACCAGATGGTAAGCCCTTGTCCATAACTCAGATACAGATAAACCTGCAACGCCTGTGGGAAGTCCAAAGTAGTCCTCAAGGCTGCCGACTGGCCACCCGCCAGCCGGAGCAGTCTGCTGGGGTATCAAGTAGTCCGTACTAGCACCTGGATAATCTTCTTCACCATTGAATTGCTGCCAGTGCTCCCAGATCAAGCGGACCGGCACTGCGAAGAAAAACGTGTCAAGGAAGAGGTTGTCCATGATCGGCACAATCGGGGTGGCTAAACGTGCAAGAATTGAACAGTTACAAGAGAAAGTGTCGCCGGGAAGCGCCTCGTCGACGTAGAACGGAACGAGATAGCCACTGTCGAATGTGGTTTTATATCCATGCGAACGATTAAATTTACTACGGGGGATATCCGCACGGGGTACCTGAGAAAATTGGTGAGCCATAACTGATCTCATAAAATTCACCTCTAAATTTTTAAGAATTTATTTCTTCCACCGACAAGTCGGTGTCAGTTGGCACAGTTACATCAAGTAGGTAACTGTGCCAACCGTCGCCTAAGGCTCCGCCGGCGTTGCCGGTGACCCTGCCGGATCCGGATCC